TTTATTATTTCTAATATTTCATCTTTACCAGTATTTTGATCTATATCGTCACTATATAATGTTGTATCTTTATTTGCAAATATAAAGTGGTGCATTTTTAGCTCCTAGTTCTATTAAAAGGCGTCACCCTCTGTGATTTTTTAAATTTTACTTTTGTAGTCTTATTCCATCTATCTGGATTTATATTGAGTTCTCTTTCAATTTCTTCCATTCTTTTCAAAGTTTGTTTGCTTGGAAATGGTTCATTTTTTAACTTTTCATATTCTGTTTTAAGAGAATCTTTTCCTTCTTTTAACTGATAAGTCCACCCTTTCATTTTTGTTCTTTTCAAAAAATCTTTTAGTTCTTTTTCAGCTTCTTCTTTTGAGGGTGCATTGATTGTTTTGTCATACCAACCATGTTTGCTTTTTAATGTAAAAGTAAATTTTGTTTCTTTTATCAAGTCTTTTAAGTTCATGATTCTATAAATATTGTTTAATAATATTTGTCAAAAGGTCAACTTTTTGATTTATAACATCAAACCACTGTGACTTAAAAGGACCACCAGCTCTTGTTTTTTTATGTCCATGCTTTTTTACTAAATTTTTAATTCTAGCAATATCTGGTTTTCTGACTGTTCCTACCATTTCACTTTCTAATTCTTTGTAAAATTCTCCTTTGCCAATTCCTGATTTTATGTGTTCATTTGTTATTGTCAATCTTAAATCACCATTTGCTTTCATAAATAAAAGGGCATGATTTGTACTAGTATCATATTCCCACTGCCAATAAGACTCATTTGATGCTATAAATTGTTCATCATTTCTAGTATATTTTTTTGGAACATCAATTGATTCGAACACTAATTTTGAATTTGATGGTAGTCCTACATCGCGCACAAGATCAGAATATGGTATTTGATACATAAAATGTCCACGTTTGTCTTTCACAAATAGTAATTGCTTTCTTTTATCCCATTTAAATGTTTCACCATTTTCATAATTGTTGTTCCACCAATTCATAAATAGCAAATCATATTTATCTGTTGCTTCTATTAAGCTTTTTAATTTTATTCTTTTTGTATTCATAATCTATCCTTAATTATAAATGATGATCTGGGCCTGTATAATTGCCTTCCCAACCTTTACTATGAACTCTTACAATATATCTTGCTAAATCTGAAACTTTATTACTCCCTAAATATCTTTTCAATATTTTATAATCTGCTTGATGATCTATAAATCTTTCTATTTCTTTTACATTTTTTGTTTGTAAAATTTTTATCCACTCCAATTGAGTTTCACGATCTCCCGGCATCCAGTCAGCCATTTTATAATATGCTTCTTTTGTGCCTTCTTTTATTAAGTCTTTCATTTTCATTGATGCACCCTCCTTCTGATAAAATTTTGGTATTCTAATCTTTAATATAGATTTTCCATTAACAGTTGGAGATCCAAATTCGTCTTCTCCAATTGATTTTACTACTACTTTTTTATTCTTCCACTTGCCAGTCAAAATAGTGTCTCCGACTTTTAAATCTATTTTAATCATTGCCATAAACGCTTTAATTTGTCTGTTTTTGGATCACCGATGGCTTTTCTAACAAACCTTTCTATATCTCCCTCTTTATATTTTTTAGTCTTTGTAAAATATGAGTCCCATTTTATAACAGCATCTAAAAATTTTTCACCCCATTTATGGCCACCCAATATTTTATCAACATTATAACCATGTTGCATCAAATCATTTTTCAAAAATAAATCAAATGTTTTTGCTCTTTCTTCTTTTATCAAGTCTTTCATTCTTATTTTTGACTCAGTCTGTTCTGTTTTGTCCTTTAAATTATTCATTATTTAGCCCTTCCGAATATATCTTTATTTGGATATTTAACTTCAAAAATTGATGGGTCTAATGATGTATAAACCACCCCGTCAATGGTTGCTGAATGAATATCATAAACATTGATCGAGTAATCAATTCCTGTGTTGTCAAACTTGTTTATAATTGAAACATTTGAAACTGTTCTAACTCCCTCAATTTTGTCGAGTAAAGTATAAATTTCTGATAAAACAATTGGCTGTCCAATATACCAATTTGTAATGTCAAAGTATATTCTTAATTCATCAATACATCTTATTACAACTTCTCTTTTATTTACTACATTTGGATATGTAATTATTTCGAATTCAACTTGTATATTGACAATATAGCCATCTTTTATATTGATAGCGTCGGTGACCATTCTATATTGATCCAAATAATTCTTCAAATTACTTTTCATTGCAGCATTTAAAGGAATTAAATTTCTATTGGAATCATATGCAAGACAGTATGCGTTCAGTGCAAGTGGATTTGGTATTCTTTCCAGAGGATTTCCTGAGTCTCCAACGGCAATTTGCTCATCCTGAATTATTTTAACCTTTGCAATTCTTCCATACTTTGGATGCATTGAAAGAATTCGTGTTTCATAATCTTCTGCAGTGACGCATCTGTCTTGGGCTGCAAAAAATGCCATTGCATTTTGTCTAATTTCTTCATTTGATTCTGTGCCACGTGAACCAACTGCAGGATTTGTATTTGAAGCTGCAATCGATGCTTTAACTCTACTTACTAATCCTGCATTCAAACCTGTTGAGTCTAATTCAATTTGAGCATTTGAAATTATATTTACGTCACCCACGGGCCTATTAGCAGCTTCATCTGTTCCTCTTACATATTTGATTGTCAATGTAGTATTTGCAGGAACTTGTCCGTAAGTTCTTGTATTCATAAAATTTCTTGGATCAATTGGATTATTAAAATATGTATATCCAATATTGTCTGGGTTGGGAACTAAAATTTCATCTGTGTAAGCAGACGTTCCAGCACCAAACTGTAGTTCTGTTCTGTTGTCAGATCTTACTCTACGTGTAAATCTTTTTGCTACCTTTTTGAATCTCAATAAATAAGGCACTGTATATTTGTATTGTGAATATTGTGAGCTTATTTCTGTAGCAACACTATCTAAAATTGTGTCTTGAGCCAAGTAAGGAACTTCATACCATCGATTACCATCAGAATCAAATATACTAATTATATCAATAATGTCTTCATCAGGTAAAACTATTTTAAAATATTTTTGAGGACTTCCAACTGTATATTGCTTTTCTGTAATTACTCCAGATGATGCTGTGACTTTTTTCTTTAAAAGAAAATATGTGACTTCATTTCCTGCTGCATTTGTTTCAAATACTGTCACTTCAGTATCTTGCGAACCTGATTCTGCAAAATCTATAACATCTTCAACTCTAAATGCAATATCTGAATTTGTTTCTGAAGAAACAGTTAGATCTTTAACTTTCAATGCATAATTCCAATCTGGTGTATATGGAAAACCGGTTGCTGGAATTATTTGATAAATATCTAAATTGGTATATGAGATGCCAGCAAGTTTTGGAATATAACTAAATGATTGTGCAATATTAACTATATTACTTCTATTTACTGCATGTTGAATCATTGATTCTCTTAATTGAGTATCAATATATAGTGATAGCATATCTGCTACATAAGAAGTCATTTCTATAAACATCATTCCCACACTGCTGTCACTAAAATCACTATATTCATTTGGAAAATATATCTTAGAAAAGTCTATCAAAGCATTTCTTGCATCTGAAAATCTCTTATCTAAATATTTTACATCTTTTATTAAATTTTTTGTTGGCATAGTTCTTCTTAATTAAATGTGTCTAAATATTTATCAGGAATTAATTCTGCTGGAATTTTTATTCCCCTTGAAAAATAATAATCTGGGCCAAATGGGCCCAATCTTTTATGTGTTAAATTTTGTCCTTTTCTTAACTTTATTTTTTTCCCACTCAATTCAATCTCAATATCTTTTAACAATCTTGTATTGCCTGCAGAATCTTCTTTTAAACTTCTCTTTTTATTGCTGTTGTACCATTTCTTTAATTTTTCATACTCATTATTTCCCATATTGTCTCTATAATATCTTGAAATATTTCTTCCTGCTCTCATCATTTGATTGAAATGATAGTCGCCCGGCGTATCTATATAATCATTTCCCATTATTTTTTTAATTTCTGATTCTGACATTTTGTCTATATTTCTAAGAAATTCTTCAAATGTCTTTGATGACGTTAGTTTATCTTCTCTTATTAAGCTTTTTAATTTCATGTACCAATCTCCAAGTTAATTGTGTCTTGCAATACAGGATTGTTTTTCAATGCAAATTCTAATTTTATCTTTAATATGTTCTGATCTACATTTGTATTGAAGTCTGAATTTATTTCTAAATTATTGATATTGACTTCAGGAATATATCTTATAACTTTTCTTTCAATTTCATTTGATAAAAGTTGAATTTGATCTTGTGTTATTTGCTCAAATACATATCGGTATAGTCCCAAACCGAAGTCTGGATTAAATGGACGTTCTCCCGGCATCGTCTTAAACAAAACATAAATTTTGCTTCTCACAGCCGACAGTGTGTCAAATGTTTGTTTAAAAAAGCCTGTATTACCTTTTATTATCGGATAATCGACATTAATTGCCTTTGCCATTAACGTGTTCTTTTATAAAGTGCAATCTTTACATTTTTAACTTCACTTGGAGATAACTCATACCTCTTAGGATCTTTTATCATTTTCTTTAATTCATCTTTTTGTATATTTTCAATCATACGCCAATCAGTTATTTCTTCATCTCTATCTCTTACCTCTGCTGCAGATGAATATTCACTTTCTTTTATTAAACTTTTGAGTAATAGTTTTTTCATTTTTTTTCCTAATTAATTCTATTTAATGGTTTGCCTCTAAATTTTTGTGCTTTCTCATCCATCTTGCCCAACAACTGTTTATAATTTCTGTTTAAAGCTCTTTCTAAATTTACTGAATTTGACATCATCATATTTGTGGCTGGTTGTGAACGATCATTTTCAAATAACATTCTGTCATCTACATATTTAAATCCATCATCACCCATATATTCTTTCAAATGAGGTGTCTTTTTATCTGTTATAAATTGTGCATTATTTGGAATATTATTTCTGACACCATTAACAGCGTCTGGATTGATATCCACTTTAACATTTTTTCCTAAGCTGCCGGCCATGTTTTGAGCATACTGCATATTTTCACTATCCATTCCCATTGAATCCATAAGGGCATTTCCTGTAAATCCACCACCACCTGAGTCGGGAATATACGGCGTAGAATTTAATATGTGATTTAGGACAGGATCTCTTGTAAGATATCTTTCTTCAACAACTTGTCTCTCTTGCCTCTCTTGATCGCCTTCAATGCGCTCTCTTTGCTTTATTTTGGGATATCTTTTTACAGCTTTTTGATCACTCAACAATTCTGATATTTGTGAAGTTTTTCTTTTTCCTGTTTTGAGATCAATTTTGTTTTCCAGCAAAATTCCTATCAATTGAGACTTAACTTCTTCTTTGATAGTTTTCTTGATTGCTTTTAATTCTTCTTGTACGATTCTTTTAACAAGTTTTTTTGTCTCAGCCTGCAGTCTTTGTTTGACTATTGCATCAACTAATTTCACTAACTTTACGTCATCCATCAACTTTACTCCTTTTTTTCATTATAGTAATAAATATAAAAAAACCAATTATTTTATGCCTATCCACGGAAAAGGTGTAGGAATAGTGCCCCCACCCGGAATTGGAACTAATGCTGTGTTAATTCCTGTTATTGAATTTGCGTGTATCTTGAAACAAAAAATTAAATTCTTTGCCAAAACTGAAGGATCTTTAGTATTCTTAATTGGAAACTTTATTGGTGTCCCTGGATATGTGACAACATTTGTGACAACAGAAACTGCTCCCGGTGGGGGAACCATTATTTGCATCTTAACAGTTGTCCAATACAAAACAACTCCTAACGCAATTTTCTTTGAAACGTCATCCAAAGGTTTTCCTCGTCTAGCATCCAATAGAGCAATGTATATATAATTCTCCAATAATGACTTATTAGCTGATACTATTCCATTCTGATACTGCGTCTTTCCTGTCTTAATATAAGAATCATATTTGTCAGATAGAAATTTTGCTAAATCTTTTTCTGATTTTGCTTGATAACCACTCAAATATGTTTTTGTTTGATTTTCAAATATGTTCCATGGAATTGGCATTTTACAAAGTTTTATTCTGCTTAGATAGAATTTTTCTTAATTTAGTTTTGATTGCCGCATACTTTGCAGCATTTTCAGGAGGAGTGCTTTTCCCCGCCCCCGTCATATGTGTCTCTACAATCAGTTCAGTTAATAAATCTGATAACAGTTCTAACAATTCATTTCCTAAAACTAAAGGTTCAGTAGCATCCTTGCCTAAAATTATTTCTTTGCTGTCGACATAAGTTCCTGTTTTTGCAATCACATTCAATTTATCTAATGTTGTCAGCCCAATATTTTCTGAGGAATCAATTGCTACATAACCATTTGTATTTAATATTATTCCTTTATTTGCAAATATCATTAACTCTTCTTTTTTAGTATTGAAAATTATTCTATCAGAATTTATAATGACTTGATTGCCCTCTAAAGTGTTTGGTGCATTCCTTGCTGATTTCAAATAATATGACTTACCTTTTGTGATTGGATTTAATTCTACTATCTCATCACTTGTGATCCATAGAGAATTTCTATCATCATTGATATTCTCTGCATAGGGTTCCAGTGGAGCTGATTTATCGACTGTGTTAGACTGTCCTATAGTGACTTTAATGGTGGGTAGATTGGTTTCTGGATTGTTTCCTAATCTTATATTGTTTCCAAAACGCCCTCTTACAATAACGTCTCCCTCTTCAGGTGAAAGCGGTTTAATATTTACATTGTTGCCCTTAAATGTGTTTCCCAATGAATCATCATTATTTGTTGATTCTCTTTGAGGTATGTTTGATATGGAAACTTTTTCATATTGTTCATTGTTATCTTTGTTGCCATTTGAAGTTTCTGCAACAATCGGAACAGCATTATTATTAATACTATTTAAAAAATTTATTGGATAAACATAAAAATATCTTCCCAAATATTGTATGAGATTAACTATTTCTTTTTTTATCGGATACATTACAAAATATGAGTTGGCTGGCCATGCCCAAATTAAGGTGTCTTCCTCAGAATCTTTTTGTCTATCAAGCAATCTAACTTTTGCTTTTCCAATATCTTCATTATTATTAAATTGTGGATGATCTTTATTATATATTACATCAACAACTTCGGCCGCATCAAATTGATAATACTCGTCTCCACCCGATAGTCCACCCATAGATGACATTGCATTGCTGTCACTGTATAAATTAAATCCCGATTGATATTGGAGTGATGCGCCCTCAAGTTTTGTTTTACGTCTCATTAGTTTTTCTCACTTACTAATTCTACTGCTTTCTGTTCTTCTTTTTTAATAAAGTCTTTAGCCTTGACTACCATTGTAGACAAAGTATCAATCTTTTTATCAATTTCTTCTTCAGTCAATCCTACATCTCTCAATCCACTGTTTTCAAGTAATTGTTTCTTCTCTTCCATTGATAACAATTTTTCTGGATCTGAACTATCTTGTGCATCTTTTTTGTCTAAAATCTTTTGAATTATTGTGGCCAATTTAACAAGTTGCTCATCATTCTTTACTGAAATTTCTAAAATTTCTTTTATTATTGGCAATAAAATGGATGCACTTGTCACGTCTTTTAATATGCCTTTAACACTATCTAAAACGCCATCAATTTTCTCTTGTTTGTCTTTTGAATTGTTGTATATATCTCTAAAAACATCAGCCAAGCTTTTGTCATCAAAAATTTTTGTGTCTTTGTCTATCATAGGGCTTCTTTATTAAGTGGTTAAAAATAACACATTTATATATAAATATATGATTTTTCAATTTTTAAAATAAAAAAGCCCTCCGAAGAGGGCTGAAATTACTTGCGCTTTTGAATAGTTCGTTGTTTTGTAGTGCTTTTTTGCTGTTTTACATTATTTCGCTTTGTAGTATTCTGCTTATTTGGTGCTCTATACTGTTGCTGCTTTCTATTATTTGGTGCTTTATACTGTTGCTGCTTTCTATTATTTGGTGTTTGTTGTTTATAAGTTTTGCTCTTATAAGTTTCATTGTATCTTTTCTGTAAATTTATGTCTGTTTTGAAGATTCTATCTTTGCTTATATATTTTCTATTTCCATAATTTCTTAATCCGTGACTGTTTCTAATATAATGTCTTGAATAATCTCTATGGCTGTAGTGATTTGTGTAATGACCGTAGTAGTATGAATATGGATGATAGTAATAAACAACATACCAGTTATAATACCAATCATAGTGATGTGAACACCAATTATTTATTGACACATGATATGTTCCACATGCAGGGCACCAATACATTTCATAATAACAATAATCACAATAAAAATTGTAATCTATGTAAATGCAAGCATTTGTTTGCGCATAAGTGTCTGTAGTTTCAAATGTAGTATAACATCCACTTAGAAAAAATGTGATTAGCAAAAAGAATAATAATTTTATTTTGTTCATTTATATACTCCTGTTTATATTAATAAGTATACAAATGATGCCATAAAAATAGTTTCTTTCTAATTCATAGCTTCAAAATAAGTTTACAAAAATATACAGTGTGTACAATTTCGCTATACACTATAGCAATATCATTGAAAATATTAACAGTATAACAAATGCTGAAGGAAACGTTATTTTATCAATTACTTGAGGCTTTGTCTCAATATGCCCCGTTGTCATATATTCTTCTTTCAAAGCTTTATAAACAGTTCTTATTTTATCCAACACTCTGGTTATGTGTGTTGCTTTGTAGTTTGTCATATCACGTATCATGATGTAAATATTCTTTTTGCTAAAATTTTCAATAGATTCATAGTTCTGAAGCAATTGAATAACAGCATTGGCTATCTTTAATTCGCGTTGTTTTTTAAACATACTATCAAGATTGTTTTCCAAATAAATTATTACTTCATCGATGAATTGTTGGTTGTCTTCTTTAATATTTTGACCAACAACATGATAGTCTTCTATTTCCAATTCATGATCATTGTTTTCAACTTCTTCGGAATCAATACTTAAATCTGTTTTCATTTTCTTATAATTACCCTGATTGCTAATAATCAAATAATTTTTAGCCGCCTGACCAAAATATGAAAATGCTTTTCCCTTATTTGCATCATACTTATTTAGATTCAATATTAAATGAGATACTACATCTGCTTTTTTATTAGTAAACTTTTCAGGAATATATGGGAACTTAAATGTGTTGATTATATTTTCTGCTAGTTTTTCCAATGCATATTTTATATACTCATTATATATTTGATTTCTAATTAAGGAGTCTTCTTCTCCATTATAACGAACTATAGCCTGTTCTACTGTTTCATCAAAATAAAATTTACTTCTCTTCTTCCTCGTTTTCTTCATCTATAGTCTCTTCTCCAATAATTGTGGCAATTTGATTATTTAATTCTGTAATCTGAAATTTGAGTGTTTTAAAGAACCAACCCACATCATCATCACCCTCAAATATTTGTAATCTATCTATTGTGTGAAGTTTGTCTAATGAAATTTTCATCCATGAAACTATTTTATTAAGTGCTGTTGCGCGTGCTTCATCTGTTTTTTCTAACATTTCTTCACACACATTGACTTTGTTGAATAGATTTCGAATAATATATAACAATACACATATTATTACTGTCAAAGCAATTATTATTATCAGCATAGTCTACTCCTTCTTTTTAAAAAAATCTGCTGCAGCTTGCTTTACTGCATCTGAATTTATTTCTTTCTTTTCTTTCTTTGTTTTCTTTTTAGTTTCTGTTTTTACATTTGACAATTTCCATAAATCTCTTTCAATAGACATCGCCATCATGTCTGCATGATGTAAAATTACTGGAAGATTATCATCTAATTGTTTATATTCACTATAACCTTGCAAATAAGTTTTATTTCCTTCATCATACATTCCATCATGAAGTAATATTGCTATTGTTTCTGTTTGAGTTAATGTTATTCCATATTGGCTTAATAACCATAAACTTCTGTCTGGAACTGTCATGAATCGAATCTTAGGATTAATAATGTAGATTTCGCCTCGTTCTTTTCTCCATCTCTCAGTATGAGTCATATAATAGGGTTCATTTAAGTCACCAATTTTTCCTAAATCATGATTGAGGGCTGCAAATATTCTTTCTTCATTAGTGTGATTTTTTGTTGCTCCTGACTCCTCCCAGAGTTTATCAATTAATTCAGAATATCCAATGACATTATTGACATGGACAATATATCCACCGGGATAAGCTCCATGAAAATATTCTTTGTAACTTGCGGGACAATATAAAATTCTCTCTTGAAGATCATTATAAAGCTTTAATAGCTTTTCTTTTCTTTCTCCAGTAAAAGTTTTATTTATAGTTTCAATCAATGTGTCCCATATATCCATCAATTGTTCAGCTGTTAAATCAGTCATATAACCCTCTCTTTTTTATTTTACATTGTTGCATATCTTGTATAGTCAATAGTTTCTTTTACCCAATTTTTTATTTTACCACTATTATAAACTCCAGTAGCCAAAAACCAACTTCCATGATTGTCGTATTCTGATCTTAAATAAGCGGATGCCAAATTGGTGCTCAATGGTATGTTAAACATTAAGTCTTCCTTTGTTATTTTACCATCTTTCACTCTTCGTATTCTATTGTTAACCATGTTCCCTGTTGACAATATGATTTGCCAAGGGCCAAATGCATCTGCAATTGAAGTTCTATACGGATTATAGTCATACTGAAGTGGACCTCTGTATGTTGTTTCAAGTCTTGCCATCCTAAACATAACTCTTTCTGAGTTGCTATCTATTTTTGCATACTTCTTTGTATTAAAATACATTTGAACACTTGGTATACTTTTATCTATATATTTAAAAAGCATCTGTTTTTCTACTTTATTACTAGCACTGCGATTTGGGCTCACACTTGTCGATACACACAACATCGCAATGAAAAGTACAATTAATAATTTCATTGTCGTCTCCTAATTAATTTGTAGTTTTATCGTAGTCTTCTTTAACCTTTTTAGCAACGACTGCAAAAACCGCAATTGATATTGTGTCAGACAATATGTATTCTACTTTATTTGTTTTTCTTTCTATTAATAATATTCTATCTGTTTCAGGTAAGTTGCCAACTTCATATTCTTCAAGCATTATTATTTTTGGGCCCTCATCTGTTGTCTCAAAGCTTTGTAAAGCACTGTTTGATAAAAATCCTACAAATAATAACGCAATTCCATAAAGAACTAATAAAATTTTTGATTTCATTAATTTAGTGTCCTTTGTTGTTAAAGAAATTTGATTTAATATTGAGTCAATAACCTATTTTCCTTTATATTTCGAATTGTAGACTTTTTTTAATTCTTCCCATTTTGATTTGTATTTTGATGGAATTTTGTCTGTCTTAAATAACCTTGAAAAGCTTTTTACTGTAGATCCTACAACATAATTTGGGCCTGCATAATATTCCATAAATTCTTCACCTTGCTTTTCACCCTTAACATATATACCATATGTCATAAAAGAATCTTGATTTAAATGCCCCTCAATAATATCACATTCTGGATTGTGTTTTTTATGAGAATTAAATTTTATTTTCTCAAAGTTTTCCTTTATTAAGGATGTCATTTTCATTTTTGTGCCCTCACTGTTTGGTGGACTAGCGGGGAGTCGAACCCCGGTCTTGACAAAACTAAATTCAAGTCATTCACAAGCTTAGTTGCATTTTTTAGAAAACATAGTCAACAAAAACTCTCCATTCATTTTGAACTTTGAAAAGTCATCCATGTTTTTAATAATTATTAGACTTCGGCTTCATCTAACATTATGCTTACGTTTTTTACCACGTCGGATTGTAAGCACCGACGGTTTCAGCTTTGTTAAGCCAAAACTACTTCTTCAGATGCACCTACGAAAGCAAGAGCGTCTGCAAAAGTAAATGAAGATTTCTCTTCTGCGTTTATTTTGTTTTGAACTTTTAAGGTTGTATCTTACCTGCTTGCACTTTCATTCCCATTATTATCAATCGAAACCAGAACTAGCCCGTCTTTTGTAAATTAAGCTCCATTAAGCTATAAATATTAAAGTTTTTTCAAATTTTTATATATATTGAATAAGCTAATCAAAAGTAAATCTGTGTTCTTTAATTTAACAATTTCTTCCAATTCGTCTTCCGTTACCCACAAAGTTTCAGATGCTGCTTCATATTCAGATCCATCACCTGTTATTGCAACAGGTTCATATTCTAAAACTTGAAAAACTGCAATATTTGTTCGAGATGCTGTTATTTTTGCTACAGGAATATGTCCCTTAAAATAAATCATTCTAAAATCACTCATTGCAATCCCTGCTTCTTCTTTCATTTCTTTCATTATGGTGGATGCAACATCTTCATTTTCATCAATTTGTCCCGACATAACTGTATAATACAGTTTTTCTCCTGATTCGTCTTTTATGAAATATGGTGGACAAAATTCTTTACGTATTCCTATCTCACCATTTAATATTGGAAACATAATTACACCATCCTTTTCAAGAACAGCCTCATACGGATGATCTTTGGGTGAAATTATTTTAATATATTTACCTGTCCACAATACTTCAAAATCCATATTGCTCCTTATGAATGTGCCGGTGGCACATTTTCAATTATAAAATTATGATACAGCTTTTCATTGTCAACATGTTGAACAATACTTTGAGATACTTTCAAGTTTTTAGTCTGACTCAAAGCTTGATTATAAGCATTCTCAAATTCATCTCCTGTCATCAGACTTTGGGATGTTAAGATATTTTTCATAGCTTTAACACTATGTAATAAAATTGAATTAGTATTAACTAATCTTCTGTGCTCATCTCCTAAAACCTCTATGAACTGATATATTTCATTAAAAGATTCTGCTACATTATTTTCAAACTCATGTCCGGGTGATGATATTATTTTTTTGTGATTTTTCTTCATACTAATAAATATCTTATTTGTAAAATTTCCAACCATCCTTCAAATATTTATCTAAATGCTTGAATTTAATTGTTTCTAAAACTTCTTCTTCTTCACTCATACCAAGACGCTTAATTTTCTTATATACAGTTATATGTTCATTCCTGCCAATTTTTTTCTCTGCAACATAAGGTGCAGGTCTTTCATCTAAATCAGTAATTAATATTCCGTGTAAATGATTAAACTCGTGTTGGATTGTAAATGACTCCAACAATTCTATTTCGTCAACTTGTCCCCCATTCCATTCAACTCCGAACCATTCTGGTTCCTGTAGATTGTCAGCTGAAACTTTGATTCTTAAATGACGAGTAATAGGGACTCTCTTTTTAGGAATCGACAAACAGCCCTCATTGAATTGACTTGTTTCTTTACTCAGCTCAATCACATCTGGATTAATAAAATATAATGGGTTCTTTGCATGAACTACAAATACTGAAGCATTTATTCCAATTTGATTTGCTGCTAACCCTACGGCAACTCTTTTCTTTTGATTTAAATGATTTAGTGTAATCAATAATTTTCCAGCAATCTTTTCACCCAATTCCAAAGATACAGGTTTTGTATGATGTGATAAAAATTCTTCATGTTCAGGGACAGTCAAGACCCTTTCGGGTCTTAACCAAAAATCATCATCCATATTTTCTAAATTATCAAAATACATTTATTCTCTCCCTTATTTACAGCCTCTCCATGTGTAAGTTCCATCGGCATTTCTTTTTCCAGAAACTTTCTTGCTGTTATTAAAAACATATTTGAGTTTTGGTTGATTATTTATTAGTGCTGTAAAATCAAAACCGTCTCCAGCAATTGCACTATATTTACCATCTTCATTTTGAATTACTTGTGCAATTATTTTTTCTCTATTTGTAGAGATAGCTGGCCCATCTTCAGTTGGTGGTGTGTAATTACTTATTTTTTTTTCTAATTTTGCTTCTTCATGAATATTTGCAAGTTGTTCCATTTTTTTCTCCTCTTCTAGATTTTTTTCTCTGATTGTTTTTCGTGGCTTTTTTCTTTTATTTCGTATTGCTTCAATGTCTGTGGGCTCTAAAGTTCCTTTCAGCTCAGGTTTTTCTACACCCAACTCATATACGGTGCCATCTCTGTGAACAAATTGCCCCATTAATCTCCAACCTTTAGTATAACCGTTGTCCAATTCTTGCTGCAATTCTTCTTTTGTTTTTAATAACCTTGCTTCAGGTGGTGCTAAAGTAGTTGTGCATTTCCAACAACTAACAATTTCAGTTGCTGAATCAACCCAAACTAATCGACCACATTTACAATAAAGACTTTTTGTAGAACTATCTTTAATAATAGAAAGTTCTCTTTCTGAAAGTTTCCCTAATTTTCTTTTTGCCATTGTTTACTCATTTTATTTTTATGTATAATACTAATATACTAAATTCTAGTGACAAAATGAAATGCTCTTTTATTCATCGGGCTCTCTCCAATTGGCAGATTGCCACCTTCGAATTATAGGTTCCTTTTTCTTTTTGTCATCTAATGGCTTTTTTTCACCTCCCTCTGGCTCTGTTTTTGTTTCAGTTGGTTCTTTTGATTCAGGTTCTAATAGTGAATCTACATCTATTGGCTCTGATACTTCTCCCTTTTTAAAGTTTTCCACGGATTTATCTATCATTTCTATAGTAT